CTCATTGAAACGAATCTTAATGGCTTGTTCTCTTAGTTTATATTCATGCCAAAGACCCTTCAGTTTTAAATGAGTAATGAAAGTATTCTTGAGACCAACAGCAAATTGAGCTTGCAAGCGCATAATGAAACGAGCAAAGCGAAGCTCATCCCTTGTAATTTCTTTCCCGTCCGAGAACACAGCACCTTCCGTGAGGAAACGAGAAGCTGGAACCTTCAGAGCATTATAAAGCTTTGTGAGGAAGTAATTTAAATCTTTAATTTCTCCTAATGCCCCTCCAGAAGGAAGAGTTGAAACGTCTGTGCCCTTTCCTTGCTGGTCAACTGGGAACCAATAAGCATCAAGCATCGACTGGGGATCATAGACATTCGCAACTTGGCCATTCGCACTATTGAAAGTCTTCTTGGACCAGTACTTCATCATGAGGCCCTTAATATGAGCTTCGGCTTTTGGCGCAGGCATGTTGCCCGTGAATACCTTGAATACTAAACGCTCTGGAGCACGGACAAGACGATAGATGACAACAGAGTCTTCAATTAATGAAAGCTGTCTATAAGCTCTTTTTGCATTTTCGATGAAAGGAAGGCGAAGAGTCTTAAATTCGTTCCACATTCCAGAGTGAATATAAGAAACCTGAGCCTTCTGGAGGAATAGTAACTCCGTTTGATCCTCAGCATTAATTGATTGAGTGGGACCAATGATAGGCTTCTGCAGTAAGAAGCCTTTCAGAAGTTCGTTCTGTACATTATGATAAACTGGATTAACAATTTCAGAAGGAATGGAGATTAATCCAAGAATACCAAGATGTTCCTTTCCTTCCTTGATAATATTTTCGTAGAACATTTCTCCGTCAATTAGCAACTGACGAAACTTTTCCCAACCTGTATTTTCAAGGTCAAATATTTCAATAAAGGATCTGAACTCAGCAGCAATTTCATCCTGAATAGTTTTGCTGTAATTTCCTCTTAGAGAAAATTTAATCATATCCCCATCTTCATCGGTGACCAAACATTCATCACAAATTTCATCAAGAGCGTCAGCAAGTTCAGCATAAGCTGCCATTCTGCGATAATCCTGCAAACGGCGACTCTTGTCTTTATCGATTGTTGCATAGACAAAAGCTTGATAATCCTTATTAATAGCAAAGCTACCAGGAGTTCCAACACCATAATTATCTTGACCAGGATTCTGCGATAACAGAACAGATTGATCCTGCAGCATGTCATCCCTTAAAGAAGCCTCATTCTTGAACTGGTAGAACTTTGGATTGTTCTTGACCATCATATCCACGAGTTGAAATGCAAACGGAAGCTTGCTGCAGAAGGCTCCCATTAAAGTTGTTGATGGATAAGCCTGCTGGTTTACACCTCCGGTAGAAGTTCCGGGGACGCCTCCTTGGGAGGAATATGCTCTGTAAGTGGACATTAGTAGATATATTTATGGTTAAAATAACAAATTACCACTTTCCACTTTTTTTGTTGTTATCCTCCCACCATAAAGGTTGGAGATTGTCTATAAGATTCATTTGATCCAACTCATCCTCTTTAAATGTACAGACAGGTCTGATGTGATCAATGTTCCAAGTTCCTGGACCATTTCCGTGATTTTCCCAAGACATTCCTTCTAACCAAAGGTTTTCAAAATGTTCTTTTGCTTCAATCCAACTACAGCCCAGATGCTTTTCTGTATTTGTTGGTTTATTTGCCTTCATTCGTTTGAATGAAGCCCGAACACAAGCTCTAAGCTTTTCTTTCACTACAAACAACGGATCCCGCTGTCTTCTATTTTCCTTATATCTTTTGTTTATTTCTTTGTGTTTTTCCTTGTTATTATTTCTCCATTTTTTTCGAGATTCCCTGCATTTGTCTTTGTTATTTCTATACCAATCCATTGCATACGCTCTATCTTTTTCGACGGTCAATGTTTTTCGCTCTTTTAGTACAACAGCATTTTTCTTAGCCCATTCTGTAGATTTTTTCTTTAGCTTTTCTTTATTTTTTGCATAATATTTCTTGCTTTGTGCTACACTTCTCGCTTTTATTTTGTCTTTATTCTTTTCTTTATGTTTAAGTCTCGATCTATTTTCACGAGCTCTTGCAAAAATTTTAGCACGCTCTTCTTTTGAAGTGCCTGGAGGAATAAAAACGTCTTTTGATGGTTCTGACATATATTTACTTAATAAGGACGTGTATCATTTTCCACATCCAACCGTTGCCATCTCGGTAATTTTGTCTTAAATGTCTATATGTCAAAGAAAAACCTTAATAATCAACCTATGGAACGAGCTCTGTACGCTTTCACTACCGAGCGTGCTGGCGATTTCTTGTTATTTGTTGAATCTCAAAAGGATTGTTATAAATTTCTATGTCTTCCAGGAGCTGATCCTTTTTATTTGACTTTTGAAGACTATACTGAGTCTATTAAGAGAGGTGTCTTAGAATTTGTGGACCAATTACCAGAAGATATCTTTCAGGAAAGTCTTCAACTATCAAAACAAAAATAATGTTGTGCTGTCCTTTCATAATGTCTAACATTAAGACCTATGAAAACGACTAAAATTAATAAAACACTAAAGAAGTCCAAGATCGAGCCAATCGCTCCAATCGACATTAACTCAATCCCGGTATATTCGTTGTGCCGATGGTCAGCTCTGAAGGATGCTGTAGATATTGTCGGAGATAAGTGCGATGAGAAGAAGATAAGCTTCGACACTATCGATCTCCAGCCTCTAGATATCTTGAAGTACGTTGAAATGGCAACTGATACTCTTTACAACAAGGTCCTTCAACAAAATGCTGAGGCTTGATTTTTATTAGTTTGAGCAATAAGTCCTTTTATGAATCAGCGTAATACAGAATTGCTAATTATAGCTATATCCATTTTCCTAACTTTCTTTTTTTCTGCTATTTTTGGTTTTGCTGGAAGTAGCATTTACGGAAAGTTTTGGGGATGGTTCTGGATTACTTTTCTGATTCAAATTATTGGGTTTGCTGTTTGGAACTCTTATCTGTCACAGAAGGAATTTGCAATCAATCAGCAAGCTGAAATTGATGCTTTAGAACAATTTTCAAAGTTTGCTGTTAAGCTGACTTGTGCTTATTGTAAGCAACCTTCGGATGTTCCAATTCAATTAAATCAGAAGAATACATTCAAATGTGGAGCATGTAATCAGACAAACGGAGTATTCATGCAATTCACAGCAACTACGATGACTACACCGATAGAAAGTGTAAAACTTCCTTTACTCGATTCTGAATCGGTTGCTGAGTTTAAAGTCAGCCGCTGATTAAATAATAAAGTGAAAAGCTTTTCTGATTACGCCTTATTTAATTCTCAGAATCCTGACGTTCTAATGCCAAAGGCTAAGAAGCCAATGCCATTTCCGTTAGAAACATTTGATACAGACATTGCTGATACATATATAAAGGTTGATGATCTGATGATAAAAATCAAGGCAGCTCAAGCTAATCCAGTTAATAATACAAAAGCAAGAAAAAGCCGTCTGAAGTCTTTAGAGTATAAAATTAGTACTTGTCTTCGTTTGCTTAAAGCAACTTCCGCTCAAGTTCAAGACCTTTGGTATTAATTTCTTGTTGAAATCTATTTGTTTTCGACTAAGATAATTACATGAGCGAACCTGTAATTTATCACGTAACACCAGAACAAGTAGGCAGAGAGGACGTCGGAGACTATCTTCGCAAAGCGATTGTAAAGCAGTTTGAAGGAAGAGAGTATTATGTTTCCAAGGAACTAATCGAAGAGAAGCCTACGAAGTATTCAGACGGAAAGCTTCGCAAGCTTCGAGGTTTCGTTATCAACGAAGGAAATGCAATTGGTCATGTAATTTATTTTGACGTAACTGATTGTGCCGCAGGTATCAACTGGATGGGACGATAATGGCAAACGAATTTATTAACTCCGCAACAGCTACTATTAAAGAAGTAGTTGCAACGATGCAGGAGAGAGGAGATCAGTATGCTGATACATGGGGCAAGGACGGAGTATGGCATCTTACTAAGGCTATCATTAAGCAATATACAGAAGAAGACGTAAGTGATGAAACCTGCAAAGCAATTGCTCTTGCAACTTTTATTGACCAGAAATACTCAAGGTTTGCAGGAGGATACAAAAAGGATACAGCTGTCGATCTTGTAAGTTATATTGCTGCTCTTGCTGATAAAGTAAAGTAGGTTGTGAAGATCTTTGTACAGATAGCTGCTTACAGAGATCCAGAGTTAATACATACAGTTAGGCATTGCTTAGAACGAGCAAAATATCCCAAAGATCTAACTTTTGGAATATGCTGGCAATATGAAGAAGGAGAAACTCTTAAAGAGTTTGAATACGATTCAAGATTTGGAATTGTAAAAGTTCCTTATAAAGAAAGTAAAGGAGCTTGTTGGGCAAGAGCTAAAGCAAACCAACTATATAATAGAGAAGAATTCGTATTACAGATTGACTCTCATATGAGGTTTGTTCAGGATTGGGATGACATAATTGTAAGTATGTGGAAAGATTTGAAAGACAGTAAAGCAATTCTTACAACCTATCCTCCTCAATACGAGCCAAATCAAAAAGAAGAAGACTGGAAAAAGATTCCACATACTTGTAATGTCTATTCGTTCAAAAACGGAGAAACCCAACAAAAGCCTTTTACTCCTTCGGATATACAAAGTCGAAAAATTCCATATAAAGCTGTTCACGTTGCTGCTGGTTTTATTTTTGGTTCGGGAGCTTTTATCAATGATGTTCCATATGATCCAGAATTTTACTTTTCAGGAGAAGAAACAGCTTTAACTATACGCTTGTTTACACACGGTTATAACCTTTACCATCCACATAAAATAATAGTTTACCACTATTATGAGAGAAAAGAACAAAACAAACATTGGTCTGATAATACAGAATGGGTAAAATATAATACAACAGCAAATGAACGATTAAATTGTTTGCTAGGTAGGAATAAAAAGTTTGTTTTAGGTAGATATGGATTAGGTTCTATTAGAACACTCGAAGATTTTCAAAATTATTCAGGAATAGATTATAGACGTAATATAGTCCATATAGATACAATTGAAGGAAAAGAACCTCCAGTAGATTTATCGAACCGTTCAAAATGGTCTTATGAACTTAAAACTTTTTCTAAAACGTTTGGATGGATTTTTAACAAAATAGATAAAGAAGACGATATATCTTTCTGGGCTTTTATTTTTAAAGATCAAAACGAGCAAGAACTCTTTAGAGAGGATGTTACAAACAAGGAACATCCAGAAATAATTTCAGGAGAAGTGTTTGAACGAAGGTTTGAGTTTATGTATTATCATCCTATACAGTCGCCTAGTTCTTTCATAATTTGGCCTTATTCGGAATTAAAAGGGTGGCTTAACAACAAAACATATCGAATTCGTTGAAGAACACCATAAATACTCTAAAGCAAGCTAATGAATTCTACTTTAGATTTAATTTATGTCCGTTCCGTTCCATCAACTTTTAGTTGGGATGACGGAAATTTCGCTGTAGACACTACAAGTATACCTTCAACTCAAACTCTGAATGGTAAACAACTATATGTTGGATATGCCCCCATTACTCAAATACTAGCCAACTCAGATGTGTATAATTACAATCCAGGAGCGTCATATTTGGTTAGAGCTACCGATTTTGGAGACTATTATAATAGTTCAACAAACGTTCTTAATGTTAGTGGATCAGCTGGAGTAAAGTTTAGACATGCTTATGCAATGCCAGGATTGTATTCAATAAATATCTCCAACGCTGAATATGCTTATGTTGATTCTTTAACATGGAATGAAGTCACTATTGAAAATAATCCAGCTTTAGTTTGGACAGCTTATACAGGAATTTCGGCAACTACTCTTAACGGACAAACAATTGTACCAAACGTAACAGCTCTTATTACTAACGACACAGCTTCCTTTATGATTTCAGTAGTTGAGATTATGCCAACAGCATACTTGAGTTCAAGCATTTCATTTAATTTTGATGATATTATTTTTCCTTTAACTGTTACTCTTACACCTCGTTATACTCAAACAGGAAGCTTTCCAATAGAAAAGATTGTTTGGGATCTTGGAGATGGAAGTCCTCTTATTACTAAAACACGTTGGGACGGAAATACTGGATCTCCGTTTATTTCTTCAGGAGCCTTATCTGCAGATCTTTTAGATCCTCGCAACTTTGATATTATTCATACATACAATAAGCCAAATAATTCTGTATTTTCTTTTTATCCTTCAATAACAGCTTATACATATTCAACAGGTTCTTCGGATACTTGCAGTATTACAGTGGGACCAATTCAATCTCACTTGATGTCCCCAACAACCACAAGTGCTGACGAATTTAGCTTGTTACAAACAGAACTAAACGAAGACGGAGTCGTTATAGTGGGTCAAATTGGAACCGATGTAGGAATCTGGAAAACTCAATAATTACTATCATGAGCTTTTCCTTGTCTGTAAATTCTTTATCTGCCTTGCAGGCCGTAGAGCTTTCGTATTCATATAATTCCAACGAAAAGCTAAAATTTACTCCAGTCGTATATTCAAACAGGATTGCGTATAATAGTTATGAGGCGTTTCATAATATCAAAGACGTTGCTTTAAGCAAAAAGAACGCTTTGTTTTTAACAGGCACTAAATGTTTAACTAGCGTATTTGAAAAAACATCAACTACATCAACGATTGGAAAAATATCCGGAACTATTTTTCTTAGTACTCTTAGTGGAGAAGATCTTCAATATAATGGTGATACTTTATCTGTTCAATTATCTTCATCAATTAAAGCAAGAATAACGATTGTTCCAATCGATACTGATACAGTAGAGTTGTATACAAATAACGGAATCGGTTTAGTTGTTGACTCATATTATCCTTATACCGTTCGAGCAACGAATGCCGTGTTATCTCCCGATCAACAATATAGAAGACAATTTAAGCTTGAATATATAAACGGATTAATGACGTTTCAAACAAACACAAATGAAGGTCCTCGATATCTTTCTTATGGTGTAGATAAGGTTTTAAGAGCTGTCGGGTTAATGCTTAACGAATCAATTATTAATCCATATTTGTTTGTACCAACTTTTATAACAAACTCGTCTTTAACGATTGGATTTGATCCTACTTCCAACGAAGTCAAATACTATAATGACATTGAATCGTTTAAAAACAGAATGACGTTGGATATTAAAGAAAAGAATATTGCTGAAACAAACTTGTTAATTTCGTGTGCTACTACAGACATGACGAAAAAAGAAAAAACTAATATTAATATTGCGTTATTGAGAACAAATTATACTTCAACTGGAACATATGCCCCAACACACTAATGCATAAAAGAGATTACAATAAACTGTACGTCAATAAGAACCGCGAAGAAGGTTCTGAAAAAATCTTTTTGGGATATCAAAATAATACGACTGAGTATCCTTTAGTAAAAGATAAGGAAACGTATTTTCATATTCCTCCGTATACAAATCCCGTATCGATTGCTGATTCAACTCTTGTTATTGATGGAGCCACTGGAGGTTCTTTTCCAGCTGTTTCTGATCGTATTTTCGAAAGCAGAAAAAATTACGGAAACGTTTCTAATCACGGAAGTGTTTCAGAAATTCCAGACGGAACTTGGTTTTGCGCTTGGTTATATAAAGATTCTATTACAGGTATACAATCATGGTATGATAGATATTTCAATCCTAAAAAACTCAATATAGATTTATTTGAAGCGGAAACATATAACGGTTCGAATTATATCTTAAATGCTCCCCCCGTATTTGATGCTCCAGATCATAACACCGTTATATACGACGTGCCTTCAACAATGGTGTTAGAACCAACCGTATTGTATAGATATTTTCATATCGGAGAAAAGTATGCCGAAGAAATTTTAACTACATTTGGAGGAGTATCGGGAGAACACCTTCTATTAAATATCAGAGATTGGCCTTCTCGTATAACTGGTTCGTATCCTATTACAATAAACTCTTCAGCTTCTTCTACAAATTTATTTCCAGATCCAGAAAGCTCGCAAGTAGTATTGAGTTCTGCTTTAGGTTTTAATCATAACCATAACGTCGAAGCTTATATTGACTGGAATCAAAATTATATTCCATCACACGATTTTACTTTAGGAGTTTGGTGTGAAAGTAGTAACTGGGATTTATGTCCTTCCACACAGCTTATTGGAAATTATTCAGCAAAAGGAGGTTTTGGTATTTTTGTTGATACACAAAAAACTTTCCCATTCTTTGTTATACCAGAAACTACATACGGCCATTTAATTTTTCTTAATCAAAAAAGCCAAGGGTTTTTGGATAAAGTGGTAATATCTCAACTATCAAGCAACAGTCTTCATATTCCACAACTTTTAGCAATCGACTCAAACGATTGTTTATATGTTTGCTCAGATGGAGCTTCTCCTAGTTTATATAAACTAGATCATGGAGGCAATTTACTAGCAAATATAGATCTCAATCTAGCTACTAACGAAGCTCCTCTAACTTTGTTATGGGATTCAATCAGCGATAATATCATCTTGACAACCACACAAGCGATATATAGATACACTCAATTATTGGATAATGTAACTATAACTACGCAAGCTATGACATTGACAGCTTCTAGTGCTTTTTCGTACAATCCAACTCTTAGTACATACGCTCTTTCTACAGTTCCCAATGCTCTTGCTTTAAAGTTTATACAAGATACTGCATGGTCCGTTTTAACTGATGGAAATATTTATAAAAATGGTCAAATATTTTTATCAGCTGATGGTGGAGCATCAAACCTTCATATTGATCCGAATAATAATATTTGGGTATTACACGGAACAAATAATGTATCCGTATATGACTCAGCAGGATCTGCTTTTCAGTCCCCTATATTTTCGTTTACTGTAGGATCGGATACATATCATGCCGAAAAACGTATTTCGTTTATTAACATCTATGACAGAGATACTTTATCAAGCCAATGGGCATCAATAATATATTACGTAGATTCCCATTATGTTTACGTAAACACTTTAGAAGGAAAAGTTTTAGATATCGTTAACATAAGTCCGTTTATTAACTATAAAGTAGCAAGACAACTCGGACAAGATCCTTATAAATTTACATATGGAACAAAAGGAGATTTTACTGGTTATGAAGCAAAAAGAGTTTTTAATTCTTTTGCTCCTTATAAACAACTTGTTATAAAAGCAGCATTAAAAGATAAGTCATCATCTAGGTACAGTTATAAAATTTTTAAGACAGGAGTGTCAATCCAAGATTGGAATAAAAATACTTGGAAACATATTACCTTGACTCATAAAAATAGATCTCTAACTTTATATCTTAATGGTATTAAGCAAACGAGCTTCAACTATAGTGGACGTTATGAATTATCGTTTGAACAACAGCCTTCGTTATACATCGGTTCTCCTCTTCGAGTTAGGAACGGTCTTAATAACGAAACTGGAAGTGTTTCAAATTTGTTTAACGGAACGATTGGAGACGTAAAATTTTATGATTACAGTCTAGATCCAATAAATCTGGAAATGTTTTTACGAGCTGGAATAGCTGCCGAAAACATTCTGTGGTCCCTTCCAATTCCGTCTGTAAGTTATATTGAAAGAATCGAAAGGATGTTTAAAAATAAACTACCTGGAAGCAAGTCAAATTTTTTCAATATTAAACTATCAGGAACTAGCATTACAGACCCAACGACGAGATCTCTAATTGAAGAACAAATCAAAAGAATTGTGTCTGAAGTATCCCCAATGCATGCAGATCTAGTAAAAGTCACTTGGATAGGGTGAGTTTTGGAAAAAATCCAATAATTACTATCAATGTCTTTGCAGTTATTCGCCAATTATGAAAACACGTATAATAGTTCTATTTTTTATAGACTAACTAGTGTTACTCCGTTTAATTGTACACTACGCTTAGTGGAAGACGATAATAGAGTCAAACATTCATATTTTGCTCAATACACTTTAAGCAGTAACCTTACAGGTCTTGTTGCTTTTGATCAAAACTTAACAGCTCGAATTACTCTATCAGCTCAAACACCTGGAGCTCAAGTAATTTCCGTAACAGCTTTTAACGATCAGGACTTTACTGCAGCTATAACAGTGTTGCAAATGTCTGCAGTATTTGTTCCGTACTTTTTATCAGCAGACTATATTGTATATCCTCAAGGTTTTGTAACTATAGATTCTCCAAAATATAGATATTCAACTTCAGGCCAATATGCATCCGAAGATGAATACCTTGTTGACCTAAATACATATGGAACGGGGATTGGCAACGCGTTCTACGGTGAAGGACACACAGAAGCTATTGGCCTCAGTGCAAAGACTCTTAATACGGGATGTTCTGCAAGTTGGACTGTTGGACCATACAATGTTGTAACCAACAGTAGAACTACGTCAGCTGCAGTTTTTAGTGAATCAAAAGTAGCTGCTGTATATCCTACAAGTCTTCAGATTTTTAATAATACGTTCGTACAAAACGGCCCCGTTGTTGCTTATTACGAAAGCTTATCTGGCATTCCTTGCTATTATCCGTTTTATTCTTCAAGTATAGCTGCTTCTGGCGGAGATACTCCCAACAATACAACCTTTCATAAGAGCTTATCTGTTTTAACTTATCCTCAACCAACTAGAAGTAATTATACTTTCGTTACAACACCTTCTATTTCAGGAAATGTTATAAGTCTTCCTCTTGATTCTTCGAGACAATTATTTACAGCATTTTTTGATCACCCTGTTTACGACAACTCTTTGTTTGTTCAACAATATGATGGGTCTGTTTGGAACGTTAACGCTACAGCTAATCCAGCCGGTGTTAATCCAGATTGGTCTCTGACAACAGTAAAACTGTCTTCTTCTGTTAAAAATTTCAAATTTCAATTATCATATTCCGACCAATATAATATAGACAACGTCTTTTTAAGAGCTTCTGCTGGATATCAAACAAATTTAAATCTCCAAGTTTCTGGATATAAAATAATTAGTCTCCAGAACTTTCCAGGGCAGAGTAATAGATTGACACCAAGTAGAGATTGGATTCCAAGATATCAAATTATTCCTTTTACTACTTCTACGTCTATACTACCTCTTCCTGTTACAAACTTGTATGTTGCAAATTATTATAATTTAACTGGAACTAATGTTTTATTTACAAATGTTTGGAGTAACTCCTCTACTCAAGCTACCCCAGCATCAACAACTATTTTATATAGAGATTTATCTTCTGCTCCTCTTTCGGGTGGTCAGAGTGATACATTCTTTTTTAAAGTGAGCGATCTCGGAATGGTTGATTTGTCAGCTACTACAACATTCATAGATTCTTCTTACAATTCTTATACTAAAACTTATCATGCTCCAGGAATTTTTGAAGTAGTTGAAGCATTTGATGATATAGAAACACAACACTATCGATCAGAAATTTCTCCTTTAGTTTTAATATATAACACGGCTCCAAGACTTACTCCTAATGAATGGGTAACAAACGATAACGTCAATAATCTTATTGATAAGTTTACTGTAGCTATTAACGAACTTGATCAATATACAAGTTTATATACTCTTTCAACAACTAAACAGACAGGACGCTTAGAGCAACGCTACATGCAAACGGGGTATACTAGCTCATTAACTTTATCTGCTTATACTTTACCGGATGGTTCTATTACTACCTACGGTTATAATATCCCGATAGATACATTTGGAACACAACTTAGTTCTTTAAGCGCTATTACAACATTTGGTTCTTCGCTAACAGCTACTGTATCGTTTCCTATATTTGAATTTATTACTGTTCCTGTTTTACCGGGATTAGAATACAAATGGGTTACACCGTTTATTGATCCTAATTCGTACTATAATTGGCCTGTTCCTTCTTTAAGTTATTCTTTATATTACAGAGGATTAATTGTTCTTCCTAAATCTAAAAAAATTGTAACTGGATATCAAAATTATATTAATTTGATTAATAATAGTTATGCTTCTAGAGTTTTAAGCACAGCGAATAGTATTGATGATATTTTTGAATTTCAAAATATACAATCTGTTCAGGCTACTAGTCAAGATTATGTAGTAGTTTTAGATTCAGCCTTTCCAAGAGTTTCGGTATATACTATTAATAATGACCAGTTTAGTTTATTTACAACTTGGGGTAATTTTGGTTATGCATCAAGTAAATTGGGTTTTAATAAACCACAAGACCTTCATATTGATCAACAAGATTTAATTTGGGTTGCTGATACGGGAAATAATTGTATTAAGAAGTTTACAATCAACGGAAAAAACTTACTCGTTATAATTCATGAGTATTTAAATATTAATGCTCCAATAAGTGTTTGTGTCGACAGTCAACAACACGTTCACGCTTTAACAAAGGGTGGTGTATTCGTTTTTGACTCGGAAGGAACTTACTTGTTTGATTATAGTCTACCTGCTGAAATACAGGGTGCCTCCAAAATTAACACTTCTTATAATAGGGAGTCTATATATATCGTACATAATACTGGTGTTATAAAGTATTTTAGAACCGGTGTTATCTATCAATATACGGTAGATAAGCTTTCTTTGAATGATGGTACTACATTACAAGGATTTGCGAGTATTCATCAAGATCAGTACAGAAATTTATATATTACCGCAAAAGATCAAGTTATAAGGATAGCGGATCTCATGAAGCTTAATAGACATAGAGCTCAAACGATTGAACAGCTATTGTGGGTATCGAATGAATTATATGTACATAAAGAAGAATACGTTCAACCTTGGGTGTATTTAAAATCTTTTCACCGATTGTGGGATAATATCGAATTATTCAGAAATTCGTTATTCTATAACGAAACTACTAGAGGTTCCTATGTTCCTCCTACCTACGCTAAATCTGAATTAGTAATTGGTCAAAACGAAATTGTTACCAACGCTGTTATTAATAGAATTTGTGATCAGTTATGGACAAACTTGAGATCTATTATTAGTTTCTTCAATGTTGTTAATGTTCCCTTTGTTCCTGTTGTAATTACACCAAAACCAACTGAAACACCAACTCCAACAATAACTCCGACTGTCACTCCAACAGTAACTCCAACTCCGACTGGCACCCTCCCTGCAGATGGTATTGTCGATATCAATGATAATTCCATCTACATGGTTGATATGAATGATACTACTACATATCTTGTGAGTGGAGCAAAAATAATATAAACAACCCTTAAATAATATCGTGCCAATCACAAACTTTTTAAACTTTACCACAAATGCAGTTCCTACAACAGCGGACTATCTTGTTGGATTTGTGGATGATGCAGGAAACAGAGGTCAATACGAATACAAGACAACGTTCCAGTCGTTGTTTAACGCTTATGGAACATACGCGTCTGGGTTAAGCGGAATTACTCCGAGCCAGCTTTCTACTGGACATCCAATGTGGAACGCTGGAGGAGATTTTACAGTTCCGGGTCAACTTAATGCTAACAATGCCATTGTAGGTTCTTCAACTATTAGTACGACAAATGGTACTATCTTTTCACAAGGAGCAACAAACGCTGTAGCAGTATACGACAGAAACGGTTCTGGAGCTTATGCTTCTTTTTATAAAGTGGGAGGAAACAACTATTTGGCTGGTACTACAAGCGGAACAGTAATAACTTACACTTCTGCAGGCAATGTTGGTGTTGGTACAACAACACCAAATACTACCTTAACTGTAAATGGTAGCATTAGTGCAAATAATGTTATAAACGCCTATCAATGCTACGGTACGTCTGGTCCTTTGGGTGCATATGCTTATTTTGACAGAAACGGTAATGGTACAGCTGGTGCAATTTTTAGACAATCGGGAGTTAATCAACTTTGGGATAATAATGCTGGAACGGTTGTAGCTTATACAAGTAGCGGTAATGTTGGTGTTGGAACAACTAATCCAAATAAAACTTTAACAGTTGTTGGAGATATTAGTGCAACAGGCAGAGTATATGGAACGGGTACGATTAGCGTAACGAGTGCAGCTCCAGTATATGGCTGCAGAGCTTGGGTTAATTTTGACGGAACAAGAGACGCTTCTGGAGTAGTTTCTACTGCAAACACAAATCGTTTTATTCGCTCAAGTGGCAATGTCGCAAGTGTGCTTCGTAATGCGACAGGTGACTACACGGTGAATTTTGCAACGGCGATGGCAGATGCAAATTATTCGGTTACAGGCGGCGCAAGCGATGGGGTTAATGCAAACACGGGGGCGTTTGGGTTCAAAGCAACTACGCTTGCTACAGGATCTATAAGGGTAAATACACATAACTATGCCGGAACTATAGCCCGTGTGGATGCCTCAAACGTCTACGTCCAAATCTTCGGAAACTAATCTCATGCCCTTCATCATTTACCCACAGCTTAACGGACAAGTCTTCGGAAACTAAATAAACAATATGCCCATCGAAACATTTGCAAATTTTCCTATCAAGACAACTCCTCTTTCAGGAGACTTCCTCGTTGGATACGATACAGCCGGTGAAATTAGAACTACTCTTTCTAATATTATTAACGCTGTAGTACCTCAAGTATTAGCAGCCGTTCCGACTATTCCAATAGGAACTATTATAACTTACGGTTCTTCTACTACTCCCACTGGTTGGTTTCCTTGCGACGGACGTTTGTTGAGCACAACAGAATACGCAAACTTATATAGCGTTATCGGTAATACGTATGGTTCAGGAATTGGTACTTTCAATCTTCCTGATCTTCGTGGATACTTTGTAAGAGGTTGGGATAATAACAGAGGAATTGATATTATTGACGGAACTTATTCCCAATCAGCTCGAGCAGTAACAATTACAACAAATACACCTCACGGTCTCACAACAGGAAACGTTGCAACATTAACATATACCACAGGAACTGGAGTTAATGGAACCTTTGCAGTTACTGTTACAAATTCAACAGTATTCACTTATACAGCAGTTGCTTCTCAAACAGCTTCTGGAAATGTCGTATTAACTGGTTTGAGTCATTTATTCGGACAAACAGAAAACGATGGTATTGGAAGTCACAATCATACTATTACAGATCCTGGTCATAATCATAGTGTTACAGATCCGGGCCATAAACATAGTGGCATACCTATAGCTCCATCAAATTTACAAAAAAACATCGCTCCCGGAACATCTGTTTATGACATTAATCTTAACCGTGCTGGATTAACAAGCTCAAATACTACTGGTATTACAATAAATTCTGGAGCTACAGGTATTACAATCAACTCTTCTGGAACATCTTTAGAAACTCGTCCCAAAAATATTGCTTTACTTTATTGCATTAAATACTAGAAAATATAACCAATTTAGATAAATAAATACATATGATCAAACAACTGTCCTCTTTATACGACCAAATCGTTCTCAACGAAGCCGAAAAGTCTGCCCTTCAAGGTACTAACAACAAAGTTGGCACTGTACCTTCCGAAAACCTTTTTGGTGAGAAGCCAAAGGTTACCGATACAGGTAAGGTCAAAGGTGAAGCTCCTAAGAATCTTGATCACAAAACAACAAGCCCCGAAGATCCTGAAGGTGATGAAGCCAAGAGCATCACTTCAAAGGGTTCTGTAAAGAGCACAGTTCCTGCTAAATCTGCTGAAGAAACCGAAGGTGCAAAGCCAAAGCCAAAGGGCCTTGGAGAAGATTTCACAATGGGTGCTTTCGAAACACTTTTCCGCAAGACACTTGTTACTGAGGAAGAAATGGAAGGCAACGAGCCTCTCGAGTTCGAAGCTGGTACAGAAACTCCTTCTGAGGAAGGTTCTGAAGAGTCTGAAGTTGAAGAGACAGAAGAAGAGGAAGCTGAAGAAGACCTCCTCACAGATCTTCAAGACCTCCAAGTCCGCATTGCTGACATCATCACCAAGCTTGAAAAGGCTGTTGAAGAGGAAAGCCTCGAGACATCCGAAGACAAGGGATACAGCGACGAAGACTTCAATGAAGAGTTCGGCGAAGAAGGTTCTGAAGAAGAGAGCCCAGTTCACGAAGAGTCTGTTAAGAACAAGAGTGGCCTTCTCGGAACAAAGAACGTTGTCGGAAATCTTAAGAAGAGCAAAGGTGTTGCTAATTCTTCCATTAAGAAAGTAAAGACAGGATTTGAAAAGCTTAGCCCCGAAAAGGGAAAGTCTCTTCAAAAGGTCGCATCCAAGAGCAATGAAGTTAAGTCTTCCCTTAAAGGAAAGAGTGAACCTTTCATCAAGTAAATAATTTTACTCTAAAACTTAAGAAGCTCTGGATAACACCAGAGCTTTTTTTGTGTCAAATCCTTAAATACTCTCATGAGCGATCCTTATCATAGCGACTTCAATACAAAGCTAAAAAGTTATCTTACTGTATACAAAGTACCGCTTGCTCCAGATAGTTTGGATCCTACAGTATTTTATTTTCCTGAAAATGGAGAACATCCTCGTTTGCTTCCTGGAGTTCATGCTCAAATTACAAACGATATTGAAATTCTTGTAAGCGGTCAACCATCCCGTGTTATGAAATATGTAATCGTTGGAGATGTTGTAACGCCGGGCAAAGATAATAAAAAAGCAGAGATCAAGGTCCTAGTCGTTATAAACAACAACCTTATGGATGTTGATGTCAATGGCCTTCTTGCTGAAGAACTTCTGAAGTTAGCTAATAGTTTGAGTGGAAGACTTGCAACCGGTACACTTCATCCAATTCGTTATGTTGTTACTGTTAGAGATATTGATCCAAGGAACTATAACGCTGTTTACGATATTGCAAACATGAATTGGATTAAAATGCCTTCTGGCTTAAAAACAAATGATTAATGTTACTCAGGATAAAGTTAGATATCTCAATAAGAACAACAACGCCAACGAAAGAGAAAATTACTCTAGGTGGTGGAGGGAACAAATTGAGCATTATGGAACAAGCGTAGATTACTATACTCACGGCTATAGATTATCGTCAGCAGATTATCTTTACGGAGAAGATCCAACTTCTGTATACTCAATGACAGGAAACGTCATTATGATTACAGATATCACAAATGATGCTCTAATGCTTTCGAAGTTTGGTATTATGGCTGATTGCGATATGACAGCTGTGGTGCATTTATCCTCTTTTTATGACCAGTTTGGTCCAGGAATAGAGCCAAAGGCTGGAGATCTTATTAAGCTTACGGAATATGGAGCCGATCGTCCCGGTTTGAGGAGTGCTCCAATCTATGAGATTACGGAAAGAGATGATGAGTACCTTCCAATGACAAATCCGTTGGTTGGTCACTACGTTTGGTATATGAAATGTAAGCGTTACGAATACTCTTATGAGCCTGGTATTCCAAACGGTCCAGCAAATATTCAATTAAACGATGTTGGAGAGTACGGAAGACTCGAAGGTGGAGTAAATCCTGTAGAACTTACTCAACCCTATCCAGGCTCCGTTCAGCAAGATACGACTCAAATATTCAATAATCCAGTAACTGAAGGATTACTTCAACTAATTCAATCTACTAATAACGGTTCGAATAGTCCTACTGTTTGCGATAAAGCTCCCCTGCCAACTATTCCTTCAAACGTAGTTCCTGTTCCAAGACCAAACAATAGTGCTTACGACTATTTTGATAAGGAACTTTAACCTGCAGTAGTAAATGTAGCAGTGTAATATGTTGTTCCAACATTATTGGTTGCTGAAAAATTGAAGTGATATATTCCAGCTGAAGGAATCGTTACAGTTATAAAACCATCATTTGTTATACTGGCTGTTGTTCCTTGAGGTTTTGATACAATATTACAAGAAGTTGGATATCCAAAAATAGGAAGATATGTCGGACCCACAGTAGTGTTTATTGGAGTATTAGGAAACACTAAACTATTATTAACATCCAAAACTACAGGTGGTGTATTTAAAGATTGAAAACTTGTTGTATCTTTGTATATATCGACACTTTCAAGTTTAGGTAAGTCCCAATCAGTAACTTTTAAATTAATAACAAATGGTTGTGGATTTGATGTATTACCGTCCAAACCTATGTATGTTATAAGATACTTTTTAAGTACGGTATTATAGGTGATAGCTGCTTTTTTTATAGAAGAAATCTTAATATTACTGAACGCTTCAGTAAGAGAATTGTTATCTTCTTCAGACAAAGGAAACGTTTGAGTATAGTCTAATGTTGTTAAATCCAAATTAAACAAAATAGGAAGAATTTGAAATCCAACAATTCTTGTAAACAAAGATACTAGTTGCTTCTTTTGAGGAAAAAACCATGTTTGCTCGAATCTAAAACTATTATCAAGCTGAGTTGTTGAATTAATATTTGAAGTATTTGACATAATATATTATTTAAAACGAGCTCTGCTTAAAAGTTAGGTATTCTCCAAGATATTGAAGAATATTGTTTTGGTAGGTAAGATTATATTCAGGGAATCCAAAGTAACCTCTTACATTATCAAACACAGCCGAAATTTGATCGGTTTCGTAATCATAGTCCAATCTTGCATATAGAACAACGTTTGGAGTATGAATCATTAATACATCAAAGAAACAATCGATTCCTAAAACAGAACCTGTAAGTTCGGAATAAAAATTAACAGGAACTAGATTGTATATACTTGAAAGAGCAACTGTTCCAGATTTAGTTATTTGTTTGTTCGTTCTTACCCAAATTTCTCCCATTTCATCTGATCTATTAGAAATAGATGCTCCAGAAAGTTGTTTGAATAAACCATATTGATTTCCGTATACGTCCGTAACCCAAGTATCCGCTGTCTTTCCGTTTTGTTTAAGTACTTGTACGTCCGACCAAGCAGAAACGTTTCTTACTCCAGTAAATCCTTTTGGTTCGTTTGCTAAATCTGCCCACTTATCTTGATGAGGCCCACCCCACGGAGTTACTCTACTTTGAGGAGTTACTAATCCAAAAGAGTTTTCAGCGTTATTACTTTGATACGGAATAAATGTTTGAAGTTGTTTTGTTAAATCTTTTCTAACAAATCCTGCAAGCTCTCCTGTAGTAGAAGACTCCTTCATCCATAAGTTGTTTTCACTCCAATCATAGATTGTCGTTTGATCTTCTTTAGAAAGACCTCTTCCACCAATATGAATATTTGCATCTTCTACAATATACCGAGCACTCAGAGTAGCTGAAGAAACAGGAGCTATTGATGTGAAGTCCTTATTAATCCATTGAGACGCTCCAAGATTCTGAGGAACAAAGTAACCTCCAACATCATCCTTAGAATATAGATACTCGAGTGTAGGAACGGTAGCAATCGTAGGATAGAATCTATTTGATAGATTACCATACGGGAGAGGAGATTTGAAATAAAGCTCTGGAGCAGGAGCCATTATGTCTTGTAGTGAAACAGTTGAAACAGACCAAACAAAACTGCTCAGAGCGTAGTAAAGAACAGTTACAGGAGTTCCATCAAAATTATTTGTTAGGATAATATCAGAAGCTGATGTTGTCGCAAAAGCGGTAAGAGATTTTACGTTTTCAGATTCAAAAATTGAAGATAAATTAGAAATATTTGTTCCGAAGTTTAATATAGACCATTGAGAGGTTCCGTTAATAGCTTGAAATATAAGAGGCTGATTCCACCAAAACGTTGTACCAGTTCTTTCGTATTCCAGAACTGTTCCATACTGCAACTTGAGAGGTGTCAGACGAGGAATATGATGAGGCAAATAGCCGTCAATAAATTCGTTAGGATATCCTCCTGTATAAATTCCTTTAGAGTGAGTGGAAGGTTCTTTATCTTTATAAATGGTAGCCCAATAAGGTTTAGCTCCTATTTGGTTATCATATGGATTCAATTGAATTCCATTATATTGATAGCTCCAGCCTTTAAGAGGTTGTTCAATTAAAAAGCCTCCAGTAGGAGCATAAATTGGAACATTAGCAAAAGTGGTGTGTGTACCAGGAATGGCTGTAAGATCTGGAATAGTTGTAGGCTCAGTTGAATTAGCTGAGTTAGGAGAAGAAGCTCCATAGAGACACAAGTAATCCCCGTAAACGTCCCTTGCGGTTACTTCGATATAAAAGGTGCCAGTTACATCTGGAGTAAAAGTAAAGATAGATGTATTAGAGAATATTTGAGTTGCGGATGTTTCAACATTAACAACATTCCATTGCAATATTTGCGGTTGTCCTACTATTCCAGGAGGAATTCTTGGAGCAGCATTAACAGTGACTGTTCTTGTAAGCGGTATTGCTGAAATTCCAGTGTGTCGGTATAAGAGTATGTTAGGGTATATGTTCCAACAGTAGATGTATTTACACTTCCCGAAGAAGGTGCAATAACTTTACCATTTGGAGCATCTTTTCCATCATATACCATAGCACTTAGCTCTGTATATGTATTGCTTCCGGATAAGACTTGAATACTGTTTTTACCGTTGAGAATAATAACTGGAGCAGGAGGTTCTAAAACTCTTGTAACAAATTGAGCGTAAGAAATTACAACACAGCCTCCATTACCAGCAGAGCCGTTCCATACAAGGGGATATGTTCTATCAGAAGAAGAAGCTCCTCCACCACCAGCTCCATAGCCGCCATAACGGCCCCCAGCTCCTCCTCCTCCTGATGCACTAGATCTGTCATTATTAC